ATGTCCTAATAATGCAATTTGCTCTGGAGTTCCACCTTCGCCGGTTGAGACTGATTTAGCTGGTTCTTTTTCAATAATACCTAAATCTTTAGCAAGTTTCTTTCTAGCATCTACAAGGCTTTGTGTTTTACTACGTTCCTTTTCTAAGTTTTTATTTGATAGAAGCCAGTCTCCAACCATAACACCTAAAGTATTATCATTAAGACCAACAGCTTTATAGTAAGCCTCTTGTGCTTTCTCAGCTTTACCCAGTAGCGAAAGGTCGCTGTCCGTAATTATACTTTGAATTATCTTTCTGTATTCTTTGGCTTTATTTTGATCTACCCAAGAAGCCCCACCTTTTTGAGATATGTTATTAAGATACGCCCTCAATTCAGCTTCTCTGTTGATCTGTTTCTCAAGTGCATCAGCCTGTTTTTCGGCTTGATCAACAATAACATCTTGTTTACGTTGTAATAATATTCTATTAGCTAACTGTAAGTTATAAGCTTCAAGATTCCCCTTTAAAAGTGTAAGGTTTAAATTTTCAGATTCCAAACCTTTGGTAATGTCTGGGCTTATATTCTTTAATTCAGTTAATAGTCTTCTTCTTTCATCAAGGGGGATGTTAGCTTCAAGTAAATTAGACGCTAAAATATTAACCTTTAACCCCTCTTGTTCCATTTGCTTGACTGGGGAAACTTCAAGTAATTTAGTAGTACTATTTATTATCTTTGTCATTCCAGAGACAACACCGCTAATATAGCCTTCAGAAGATTTCCCTAGTTGATTGAATAATTGCGACCAAGCATCTTTCATATTCGATATTTGGCCGGGAATAGTCTTGGACTGCTTAGCCATCATTCCGTTAAATGCACCGCCGGAATTGGTAAGATTATCAACTACTTTTTTAAGGTCTGAAAACCCTACCTTACCATTCTCTACAAGTTTAAAAACATCTTTATCGGCTACCTTCAACACTTCTGCAAATGCTTTAACACTCACACCTTTTTCGAGCAATTGATTCAATTCCTCACCTTGAATCCTACCCTTGCTCATCACCTTTCCATAAACGGCTGTTAATTCACTGATATTGGCACCTGTACCGGACGCAATATCACCTAAACGCCTTAATGTATCAATTACAGTATTAGCATTCTCCCCAAATGCAATTAATTGCTTAGCGCCTGAGCCTACCTCTTGCAGAGTGAATGGTGTGGTGGAAGATAGTTTGACAATATCAGCCATTAATATGTCAGCCTTTTGCTTATTACCTAAAATAGTCTCCAAGGAAACACCTAACATTTGAAACTCGCCACGAATTTTAATTATTTCGTTTGCAAAGCTTGAAATGGTCTGAATGGATAAATATGCAGCTATAGCACCGCCTATTTTTTTAAAAGCCCCCTCTATCTGATTACCTTGCGCAACTGCCATATTACCAACATTGCGTAAATCAGATTCAACCCGATTTAGTTGTTGCTCAAACCTATCCAACCTTATATCAAATTCAAATTCGAGTGCGCCGCCTTGTGTGTTCATTTTATTTTATTTTAAGTTCAAAATACTTTTTTAAATTCTATAATCCTTTCCCTAAGCCTTCTAGCAACAGCTACTGATGATGTACTGATGACTTCAAAACCTTTCGATTCAACTGCAGCTGCGTAATCCATTCCGGCTACTCCTATCAGGACCCATCCTTGCGAGAATTCTGAAGCCAACTTCTTTGCGTGTTTCAGTCCAATTTGCGCCCCTTCCGTTCCTACTTTTGAAGAATTAAAATCATATTTAACTACCTTGCCGTCTTTGACTATAACATATCCTATTGATGCTCTGAGGTTCCCAGTCTGATCTTCGAAATCTGCAAGCTGACGGGCCACAGCAACGAACTGTTCGCCAGTATAAGACAACATTTCAAATATTCTTTTTGCCAATACTGATTGTATAAATTCACGTCTCTTCTTTATATCATTTTGATTCCAAAGTGGTTTTAACGGCATCTTCTTGAAAATAAATAGTAATTAAATCTATACAATCAATGTATCAACTGATTAATTTGTAATGTATAATAAAGCATGTTAGTTAATAGTTTCGATATTTTTTGGACTAATGAAATTTGAATACTTCTTTTAAATATAGATCAGGTGCAATTTACAGGGCAAATTATTTATTGTAAAATACAATCAATTGATTATAAATACAATAAACTATATTAAACCTCTGCTTTTAAAGCATAAGGAAGGGGTTTGATATAGTTTCCCTTCCTTATATTTAAGCATTCAAATACTTAAATCCCTTAAATCTTGAAATAGCCTCTTTCCCCACTAAATATTTAGAATTATCATGCTCTAGGGTGAGGCCAATGTCCTCAATCGACTCAAAGCTGTATTTAGAAATAATTGCATTGATCCTTGACGTTAATTCGTTCATATCATTTACATATTCCTTTTCTTCGGGGGTTTGGGCATAGATTGCAAACTGTTTTTTTATTTCATCCCAGTCCTTTGGATTTATAGTCACTTTGCCTTTTTCAATTATAAAAGGAAGATTAGCGACTGGAGCACAATCATTAAATTGGCCTGCCATATAAAATGCACGGGCTATTGAATTTACCCAATGGGGTAAATAATTCAGTTTTTTGTCCCAATTTTGCATCATCAGCTCAATGTATTGTTCGTCTTCTGATACTTTTTTGATCTCTGCCAATCGCTGATTATAATAGAACTTGCGTATTTGCTCTTCATTAGCAGAAATTAGGAGGCTAAGCGGTGGATTCTTTAAACCAGCTTTTTTTAGGAGTTCACAAAAACTATTAAGCGTTGGAATAAAGATTGAGAGAACCATTTCTTTGAACTTTTCAAAATGGTCTACCTGTTCAGTAATTAAAATTTGTTCTTCCATTTTATTGATATTTAAATTGTTATAAAAATTTTAAATTGATTTATATCGTTTAATATTATTTATGCTGGGAGGTTGCTTTTATCATTAGCTCCATGAATTTATCTGAAGAAGTAAGGTTTATTTTCGTTGGAGGATCCCAACCTAACATCTTAAGAATAGAATCCAGGCTTTTATGCTTGTCGTAAAGCTTTATTTTGACATATTCAACTTTGACTGGTTTCTTTTCAACCGGATCAAATATTGTTTCTGTCTTCGTTGATATCTCTTGAATGCAGGCTTTCTGATCGTCTGTTAAGTCTTCGAATTCCTTTCGGGTTATCCAGGTTAAATGGATATCAGCAAAAGAAGAAAAAGCTATTTTCTTGTGTTCGAGGAGAATCTTTAAGGGACCAATCCCAGCTGTTTCTGCGAGGTTCTTTTTAAGATGGTCTACAAATGCTTGGATGTTAGCATTTGTTAGCATTCTAGCTGCGTTCGATGCTGCAACTCTTTTATTTTTCACTTTGTAAACACGCATATATGCTTGAGTTGCGTTCAGATCAACTAAATATTCCTGACAAAAATGCTGTTGTTTAGGAGAAGTTATTAAAGGTGCCATTATAAATTAAATTTTAGTATTAAAGTATTTTTGATCTTTTGGTTATCCCACAGAACATACGTAATTTACAGAGCGATACGGGCGCATATGTTTCAATTTTGTAACTTCCACTAGTCAATCCCTTAAAAGGTGCATCTTCTAATCTGCCAATGACAACGTTTATAACTCCGACGGTTGGTAGTCCTGCCCTATTTAGCTCCAAGGCGTTTTCAACATCCGTTTCAGAGTATATCCTACTATCATCTATGTTTATAAAGCCTTCATTTATTTGTACATATCCGGTTTTGTCTACCCTAATAAGAAACTCTTTCCTTGGAGTATTATCAAAGTAGCTGCTGAATACCTTTGGCGGCTCTACGTCAAGAATCGCGTTACTTTCACCTTTTACAAAAAGGATCAATCGCTCTATTTTTTCTCTTTTATTTGCCATTGAGTTTACTAATTTTTAACAGTTTATCAATCAACATATCTATCTTATCTTCAGGAAGATCATTTAAAAAATCTTCAAAATTGCTAAGTGCTTTTTCAAAATCAGCTGTGATTTTTAGTTTGTCGTTCCAGCATCCCAGGTACCTACCTAACAATTCTAGCGCTTGTACTTTATTGTGCAATTTAAAGGCAACATTAACACCGGTTTTTGTTTCGACTTTAGAAACCTCCCCAATTGCTGCTAATTTGTCTCTGGAAAGTGTTTTAGAAGATTTAAGTTTGAGGTTATTTCCAGTAAAAGAAAGATAATCTTCAGTGTTAGAGTATGCTATTTTAGCCAGCTCCTGAATTACCTTTTCCGTTGAAATTTCCAGCTTGGTCGAGATTTTATTTTGAAGAAAAGCAAGGTATTTTTTAATACTAAGTTTCGTAAGGTTCTCAGCTGCGATCTCATTGGCTGTTTTGGGGCTATATCCTGCTCTTATAGCTGCTTTTGTCCCACAAAGATCAATCAAGTACTCTTCGCAAAAACGTTTCTGTTTTGGCGTCAATTTAATTGGTTTCTGTGCTTGCTTTGATTGATCCATGGTCAAGTTAGTTTTTATTGATTGATGACAGTTCAGTAAGCTCGACCGGGTAATTTTTGAGGAACTCTTTTAAAAATCGATATAATTTGACTGTCTGGGTAACTGATAAAACCATACCTGGTGTTTCTTCACCCAACTGAAGATAGATACCTTGATACCTTCCTACTAGCTTTCCGTTGATAGATTCTTTGTATGATGTTTTCTCAAAAAGTAGTTTCTCTTCATTATGATTTGGAATCTCAGGTATAAAGGTTAATTGTTTGATGTCTTTTGCTTCCATAATTTTAAAGTTATTTCAATTGAATTTCAAGTTGTAAGTTTTCGGGTACCGGTATTTTCTTTTTAATTAGACTATTAGCAACCTTGCTTATAGGATATAACTCCCATTTATCAGAAGATACGTTGTTGATCTTCCACAGCAATGCAGCCCTATAGTCTGCTTTGTCAATATGGCACCTCTGATTCATCTCTTAATAAATCTTTGGATAAATCATTCGGGTTCATATAGTCGTAAATCTTTGTCAGACTTTCGTTATAGCCAAAATATATAGTTCCAATTCGCCCGTTACGTTGCTTTGCAATATTTAATTCGCCTTTACCTCTTGTGGATCCATTATCATCGGAAATGATACCGTAATACTCTGCTCTATACAAAAGAATAACAACATCTGCATCTTGCTCAATTGAACCTGATTCCCTAAGATCCGACAACATAGGTCTTTTATCAGATCTCGACTCTAAGCCTCTATTAAGCTGGGCGAGCAACATTACAGGAACATTTAATTCTTTTGCTATCAACTTAGCTTTACGCGACATTTCTGCAACTTCCTGCTCACGACCTTTACTCTTGGACTTTTCAGTTTCAACCAATTGTAGATAATCGATTATTATTAAATCACATTCTCCTTTCCGGTGCAATATTCTGGAGCGATTTTTAATGTAATCCATCGAAGCGCCTGAGTTGTCATCGATATACACTCCCAAATTGTAAAGCCGGCCAGCTGCCTTTTCGATATCGTTCAATTCAGAACTATTTAGACATCCGGCCCGGAATCTTTCAGGCATTACATCGGCTTCGCCGCAAAGCATTCTATCGGTTAGCCTAACTCCAGACATTTCGAGAGAAAACATTGCAACTTTCTTATTAACCTTTGCGGCTTGATTCAGGCATGCTAAGACAAAAGCAGTTTTACCCATAGAAGGCCTACCGGCAACTATAATCAGGTCTCCATTCTGCCAGCCGTTAGTTGCATGAGTCAGTTTGTTTACTGGGGTCGGAATTCCATTGACCTTACCCTCTTTAAAAAGTTGGGTCCTTGCGTCATATTCCTTTAGAGATTGTTTTAATAATTCGGGCAAGTAACTTTGATTGCTGTTATTGCCAAAAACTTCACTAATAATACTTTCAAGCTCTGAGCCTGCATGGTCCATCAACTCATCAACATCACAATTTGGATCAAAAGATAACTGATGTATCCGGGTTGAATAAGTAATAAATGCCCTCTGTAAGTACTTCTGTAAAATAATTTGAGCGTGATATTCAATGTTTGCAGCAGATGCAACTTTACTTGTTAATTGCGAGATGTAGTAAGGGCCTCCAACTTCTTCCAGGCAATCGGCCCTGCGAAGAGATTCGGTAACGGTAAGCAAATCGATAGGTTCAGAATCGGCATGTAATTTCAGGATAGCCTTAAAAATATGCTGGTGACTTTCTTTGTATAAGTATTTCTCCTTAAGGATGGGAAATACATCGTCAATCGCATTTTTTTCTATCATGATAGCGCCAAGTACGGCCTCTTCCATATCTATCGCCTGTGGGGCTATTTTGCCGATTGTATCCATGGTGTTTCTATCTCTCTAGTTTTAATTGAAGCGTTATTTTTTGAAAGTTTAAGTTTTCCTTCTTTTTGATCTTTTCTCATTCCACTTCTAACTGTAGCAATCCAATCAACCCTTTTACTACTTTTCGAGGCGGACCAATCCATAAAAGATTCATGGTAATATTTTAAGTCAGCATTTACCCATTCTGTATTTTGAAACTTAGCCTTAAAATGATCGAAGTTTGCGTACATGGAATCCTTAAAAAGATGTTCCTCTTTTTCTTTTTTAGGTTTAATGGTTTTAGGTTTATTATTGGTTGGAGTAGCAGGGGGTAAAGCATCCGGCATACCTACCGATATAGCTTCGGGTTTAGCTTCGGGTTTAGCGTCCGATTTTTTCGGATGCAACAAAGAAACCCATCTCGCTGTAAACCGATTCTTTGATTCTTGAATAATCTTAATAAACCCCCATTTTTCCAGATCTTTTATTGCTTTCAATATTGTTTCCCGATCCGCGGCACAGCATGCGGCGCACGCCTCATCAGTTGGTAACTGAAATTCTTTTGCCCAGGCTAAACGATTTGCTTTTTCAACAATCCATAGGTAAAGTATCCCATGAATCGGTCTGGCTTTTCGTCCATTTTCAAGGACAAAATCAAACCATTGACGTGAGAGGCTATATCCGTTGATCTCAGACATTCTAAAGATTTTTTAAATTTCCCTCATACCATTCATAGAACTCATTGAAAGAAGATATTAAGAGGTATATTCCTCCAGCTTGCTCAACCTGTGTTTGATATACTTTTTGAGCTGCGCGCTGTGTATCTCTCCCTACTTTGACTTCTATTTTCAAAGATCGACCTCCTATTATGGCACTAATATCAGCGGTACCAGGTTGCATACTTGGCTTTATCCATTGAACTGAACCAATTAACCGCTTTTTTCCGATTACGTCGGTGAATTCCTTACGACGGTCAACTAATCTACCGGTAACACTAATCCTTTCGGCCTGACCTCCTTTAAACCTGATATAATCTATAATACATTTAGTAAGACCATTGGCTGTTTTATCGCTATACTTGGGTGTCACCCTAGCATATTCCGGCAATGATGGGAATTTATTGCGCGACTGCAAGAGAGCAAGTGATTTGAGTTCAACTAAAGCATTCATTATTATAGCCTTTTACGGTTTTTCAATTCTTGGTCCACTTCAGCTGCGATTTCTGCCTTTGTCTTTTTCCGTTTTGATAAGAAAAATTCTTCTAAATCAGACACTTGAAAAAAGTTGCGACGGCCGATCTTGATAGGTGAAATCAAACCATTTGATACATAAGAATAGAAAGTGGGTTTCTTCAGGTCGTACATCTCACAAGCTTCTTCCAGGGATACGCGTGTCTTTTTATTTTCTCTGGGAACGTCTGCCAATAAGTCCATTTTTCGGTTTAATTCACGAACCATTTCAGTCAGGGAACTGACTGCGCAGGGTAAGGAATTAAAATCTAATTCAGCCATGGGTTTTTATTTTACATTTAAAATTCTCTTGTATTTTTTAACAACGCCACTTTCCATGGCATCGGTTACCTCTTTTAGGTTATATAAAACCTTGCCATTGTACTTGTAAGCTTTAATCAAGTTTAACTTCCTATAGCGCATTAAAGTGGGATAGCTTGCGGGAAAAACCTTGTTTAATTCAATTTTACCAACAAATTTAGGTTTGGCTTCACTTTCTAAGTTTTGGGTTTCCATGTTATTATAATTTAATTGTCCAAATAAAAACTTTAGTGCTCCACAAAGGTGGAGGTTATAAATAAGTGTTGAAAATTTCCAACGGTGTGTTATTGAATGTAATTATTAAGATGCGAGAATTGTTTTAACTGTTAAATAAAAACTTTCATCGACAAAATTATCTAATCAGTAGAATTTCGTTTAAAGTTTTGGAGGGAGTTGTCATCATTGTTTCTACCGTTTTTATTAACAATGTGAATAACATTTCAGAGAATATATTAATGAAATTCATTGAAAAATTGGAAGCAGTGAGAAGTTTTCAGGTTAGAATTAACCGCTTTGCGAAATGTCAAGTCTTACTGATTTATGGAAGGCGGCTGGCTCAATTGATTCAAAAGCTCCTAAACATTGGTTAGTAAATGATTCAACAATTTAATTCATTGATTATCAATGTATGATTTTAAAAGGTAAGAAAAGTAACCTTATAAAAATTAAACGCGGAAAAGGCGGTGGAACTTGGAGCCATAAAACAATTGCTTTAAGATATGCTCAGTATTTAAGTGCCTCTTTAGCTTCCATAGTTAACCAAGTCTTTTTCCAACGCATCGAAGAAGAAAAGAACCCTGACCTTATTGTCGACCGTGCAATCACAGTTTATAAAAAACACGGCAAAGATGACAAATGTATATTCAAAAATTAGTAAGAAGGTTTGCATTCGTCTTAATCGTTTCATCCAAAAAGGAATCAAGATAATTTTCGGTTGTTCTCATATCGGAATGCCCAAGGGAGTCTCTAATAAAATCGGTACTGGCACCTTTTCGTTTTAGTACAGTTGCAAATGAGTGTCGCGCTGAATAGGTCGAAAGTTTTTTGTCAATCCCTATTTTACCAGATATCTTGTACATATTTTTATTAACGCACCGTGTAAATTGTTGTACTAACTGCCTTTCTCTTTCAGGTGTAACACCTTTTGTCAATATAGTGAAAACATAGTTATCCGGATGCTTGTCCGGATTTCCCCAGCGTTCAATTATGACCCTCGCCCTGGGATGGATATAAACACGGATTGGTTTCAAATCGCTTCGTTTGGTTTTCAAGGTTTTTGCTCTCAAGAAAGTAAAGTATTCTCCATCTATATCCTTGAACTTAAGACGGCATATATCTTTCATATTTAACCCATTACACAGATAAGAAAACACCCAAAAATCTATACCCCTCTGCTCTCCTTTAAATTCTGGTTTATAATCGAAAATCTGTTTTATCTCACTAGAATCCAGGGCTTTTTTAAGCTTTCTCCCGTTTGGTATTTCAAATTTATCATCTGTATTGCTTCCAAAAGGGTACATGGTTGGCTTAATCATTCCGGCCTTTATAGCCCTATTAAATATTTTTCTTAACGATCTCACGTACATGCTAACCGTAGTAAAGGAATTGCCAAGTTTAACCATGTAGTTTTGATAATCTTCCAATGTTTTACTGGTAATGTGATTAAGGCCCAATTTAGAATCAAAGGACAATAGAGATTTTAGAGCACATGAATAAACTGAGGCTGTTCCTGGGCTTCCTTTTTCCTTTAATTCAAGTATATAATTATTGAATAATGTTTCGATACTTAGCCCGAGTTTGTTAATCTTTGATGGATTATCAAAAAATTCAAGTTCGAACAAATCGAAAGTAAAGGAATCCCCTAAAAACTTAATCTTCTCAATAGCCTTATTTTTATAAGCCTCCAGTTTACCCTTGGTTTGTTTTAAGTCTTCATCTCTAAGTTTAGGTGTCCATATTTTCGCCCATTCACTTTCTTTGAGATCAATCTTTAAACCGTACCTCTTTTTATCACCTTCATGGTACACGGTTAATTTAACCGGGTGAAGATCCTCTTTCTTCGTACTGCGCTTATCATAAAAAAGTGTTACGGTAGCCATTTGTTCATGTTTATTGGTGGGGGTAAATTTGCACCACTAATTGCACCATAAATTTAAGAATTATTTAAAAATTTACATTAATATTCACAAATATAAAGACAGGTATTTAGGCATAAAATCAACATATTACGTTAATATATATTTATGTTTAAAAACATATATTAGTTGTTTGTTTATGCCTTACAAGCAGAGGGTCACAGGTTCGAATCCTGTTGCTCCCACATTAAAAATCAAGCGGTTACAGAGATAAAATCTGTAACCGCTTTTTTATTTGCACCTATATTTGCACCATAAATAGCGTTATATGAAATAATCCTGATTGAAAAGATATTTACTTTTTACATATCTTTGTTATGCTGAATCATCAATTTAAAAACTTCAAAACATAGCTTAATTCGTAAACCAAAACATTTTAAATAAGCCTGGTAGCCCCATTGGGGTAAAACCGCGAATGGGTTCCTTTCATAATGCTATGCGCGTTTTGATGGTTCAGCAGCTGCCAGGTCTTTTTTGCTGGACCATTAAAACGTATTATTATGAAAACAAACAAAAATCAAAAATCGGAATCAGAACGTAGAGAAGCATTTGAAATTGAGCAACTGAAAAGACAGATCTCAAGTTTAGAATTTTTATTAGAATCTGGAGAATCATTAAGAGAAACTAATATATTCCTGATGAATTCAATAATGGGGATGTCTGGCCGGTCTAATCTTTCGTTTAAAACTCCCCCAGAACTGATAAGTAACACAATCGAGTTAATAAACGGAAATTACGATAATATTGATAGTCTATGTAAACTTCGCTTTAACTAAATTATTAGAGTTTTTCGAGTGCAAATGACCGTTAAAAAATCTTCGATCATTTAAAACAGGGCTTGTTCTGTCATCCCTGTTTTAGATCAATTATTTTACGTTCCTAATAGTTAACATATGGAAACTGATTCTTTCGAATTCAGACAGCTTGTTGCTGACATTGTCGAGCAAACCACAAAAAAGGTACTAACCGACCTTGGGCTAATTAAACCATTTCTTTCAGAAAATCAAGCCGGAAAGATTTACGGAGCCTCAAATGTCCGCTACTGGATAAAAGAAGGGTTAATCAAATATACCCAAGATGGAGGGAGCACATCACCCAAAAGACTTGAAAGGTCAAAACTTGATATTTTAGTCAGGACCGCCAATCGAGCACAGTATAAAACAGTGAAAGAACGGAAAAGGTGATGTTGAACACTATCCTTTTCTAACTATCAATAAATCAACCGAACTATAATTTTGTATTTCGGCTAAAGCATTGATATATTGTTTTATTTCATCACTGTTAACTATTTGAGATAAATTCTTTTCGGGAAAGGCTTTAGCAAAGTCGGTTACATTAACCATTGTTTGACCATTCTTTTCGAAAGTGATCTTTGAACCTTTGTAATCGAATATTTTAAGTGAGTTCATGGGTATATTAATTAAGGGTATAATTCATTGAAACGGTGAAAGGCGAGGTTTAAAAGTTATCCTGAATTACTTTTAAGCAAAACATAAATCAAGTGAACTACAATTTTGTATATCACTCAGGGATTTTAGATAGTCTCGACTTTCATTACCATTCACCCCAAGTGCAAACCATATATAAGGTTGACCAAAACGACGTTATAAAAATCAAACCTGGAAAAACCGGTGGAATGTTTAAAAAATAATTTATCTTTACTTCTACTAACTACATATTCCTTAATATTATAAACCATGCCACCACTTTTAATTTTACTCGGAATCGCCTTTTATTTCATTCCTACAATTGCAGGATATAAAACAAAAAACGCCTCAGGAGTATTTATTCTAAATCTTCTATTAGGGTGGACAGTTATAGGATGGATTGCTGCTCTTATTTGGGCTTATAGTTCGCCTGAAGAAAAGCAAGTTCAAAATTGGATTTACACTTGCAATAAATGTGGGTATAAAAAAAGCATAGATCAGAGAGTAAACTTAATTAAATGCCCTAATTGTGGACACGAAACCATTTATATGTAATAATACGGTTTCAGACCGTATTATAAAAACCAAGAAAGGTAAATTAGTAATGTTTAGAGCTTTTCAAGTATTTGGTATTTAAGATGATAAATCTCATTCTTAAGTCTCTTCATGTTAACTGCAATAAGTTCAGGACTACTCTCATAGTTGCATATTCTAACATCTAAATTTTTTATAGCAACTTCAACATCAGCTAAATGGGCTTCAAGGTTCCTTCCATGCTCAATGTCTATGAGCATGTTTCTATAAACTTCAATAAAGGTTTCGTTTGCCATATTTTAGTTATTTTAATTGATAATCATGTAGTCTACTAAATGCCATTTGCTCTTAATAGGTTAGTTTGTGCGTTTTGGTTGTTAGACATAATATCAAACATCCCTTTTGTATTATCTGCGGTTCTTCGCGTGTTATACTCTATCTTAACAAGATTTTGAAGCCCTTCCATTGCGAGATTCTTTTGGTCCATTAAAATTAAACGAGAAGCATTTGCCTGACCAACTAAAAGATTAGCGGTATCTTCCTGAATAGATTTAACCGCCCCGGCGGCTGCGGAAGTGTTTGAATTATCGGGATTGGTGGGAGTAAAGATTGACGACACATCTTTCCACATTGTTTCAAAACCACTTAAGTCTTCTTGGTATTTAACTGAAAGGGCGTTTTTCTCATCTTTAGTAAGAGTTAAATCCGACATTGCATTAGTTAGCATGTCGTTAAATCCATTAGTCTCCATTAACTTATCCCATACCTTCCGCTCGAATATACCCGAAACGGCATTTAACATGATATTTTCAAAGTTATCTGCGAATATTTCAGACGCACTCTGACCCTTTTTAAATCCCGCAACGATGCTATCTGCAATGCTATTAGTAGTAGTACTGGTTAAATTTTCCTTAAATTCAGCCTCTGCTTTTACCTGCTCTTCTTTTATTCGGTCAATATTAGCCTGAGCCTCCTTTGAGGCAGCGGTTAATTTTCCTATTTCCTTTTGTGCTTTATTATATTCAGCTATATCCTCAGCTACTCCAACCCCTCCAAATATCAATTTCCACGCCGCAGGTTTTGCTATTTTGCGCCATTCTTCAATTTGCTTTTGATAGTCAGCTATTTTATTTTTATCTTCATTAATGGTTTTGTCACCTTCTTTTAAGGTTTTTTGATAGTCAGTAAAATACCCCATACCCTTATTATTGCCTAACTTTGTAAATAATTCAAGGGTTTTATTAAGTTCAGCATTTAAATAGTTTTGCTCTGCTGTCAGATCAAATGTAGAGGTAGTCATATCGGCAATTACGCTACCTAACTTCATGACAGAAGAGTACAGCCCGTCCACTATTGACATACCACCAGATAGTTGTTCGCCAAAAGTCGCACCTTCTTTATTAAGACTAAGTAAGCCTTCGTGCATTTTATCGAAATTCCCTGCAATACTTTGAAAAGCACTTCCAAGGTCTCCACCAATAATATTCCCTAATTCCTTAACAGCATTGCTTATGCCTTCAATATTTTTTATTGATTTATCATTTATTCCACTTACCAAATCATCAATAGATTTTAAGGCTTCTTCTTTTTGCTTATCTGTTAAATCAGATGTTTGTAAATATTTTTTCCACCAAACAAGACTTTCTTTCAGCTGATCCATATTCATTCTATCAAGCCTATCAAGCGCTTTTAAATGTTCTTCTAATACCCTCTTATCATTTTCCCGAACCGATTTCATAATGCCTTCGAGCACTACATCTTTGGGGTTATATGAATCTAACTGAGATTGAGTAGGCTTTGTTAATTGATTTGTCACCTCATATTGACCCGTATATTTATTTTTCGATAAGTCAGCCGGTTTATTTAATAATGAATCTCGCAACGATTCGGGATCAATGGGAGCTTTAGCGAGATATTTAACATCATTGATACGGGCTATCCCTATTTCTAAGATTTCTAATTGCTTTTTATACGATTCTGTTAACAAGTCATTCCTTGCTATAGCGTCTTTTGTGGATAATTTATCCCTTTCGTCGTTAAGCTTCTTTATCTCTTCCCTTAAATGTCCTAATAATGCAATTTGCTCTGGAGTTCCACCTTCGCCGGTTGAGACTGATTTAGCAGGTTCTTTTTCAATAACACCTAAATCTTTAGCAAGTTTCTTTCTAGCATCTACAAGGCTTTGTGTTTTACTACGTTCCTTTTCTAAGTTTTTATTTGATAGAAGCCAGTCTCCAAC